AGGTGATGAAACTACTGCCGACAATCGTTTTAACATTCTTAAGAGTTGGAAAGTAAAAGCCTTCTTTGTTTTTATTGCTGTCATGCTGTTTCTGGTTTGGCGTGGTTTGTCATCTGTAACGAGTGCTTATGTGTCACCTGATAATAGTGAACCTGAAAAGAGTTTGCCTAGTGATAGGCTTATAAATGATGAAGTTATAAGCGAGTCTTATGTTGCTTCAAGTATTAAAGACGATCTATTAAGAACCGCTGATAAAATATATATCTCTTACAACAATGGGCGTTTTCCTAAAATTGATTATATTTTTAGGCTAGTTTTTGGTGGTGGTGGTGTCGATTTAAAAACCGATGACTTATTAACGCTTGGTTATGATGTAACGGCAATTAGTCAATGCTTGGTTGTTTTCACTATTAATAGGCGATCTTATAAAGCCGTCTGTGAACCTTACCAAGAAGAAAAAAACTTCATTTCTAAACTTGCTAGTTCTAGTGAGTAATACAATGTTTTCTGTCATTCATAAAATGCGGAAAGTTTTTTAAAACTATTCGTATTTTATGAATAATGCTTACCACTCCTTCAAGCTATGTATGAATTTTTTATAGTTTTTTCACAAGTGGAAACAATTATCTATATTTTCCACGTTTATTTGTTTTTGGTTTTGGTTTGATATTACTTATGCGAACCGCAATTTCCGAGCGTAGCGAGGAAAGCGGGCGCATTAAGTAGAAGATAATTAACCTTCTACTTTACTCCGGTGGAACGGAGAATTACGGCTTTTTCGTGTAACTCGTCTATGGTTAGATTTAACCCTTTCGCTAGTGCTGCGACTGTATCAATATCAATTTTTTCTATAATTCCTCGTTCAATTCTGCTTAAGCGCATTGGGTTCATGCCTGTTATTTCCATTATTTTTTTATTGTCTAATTCCTTTTTTGCTACCTCTATAAAATACTTTGCTTTTAGTGTTTGCATTTTTTAACCTTTCTGTTATAAATAATTTCATCTCTTTTCAAGGGCGTGTTTATGATCGATTTATTACATTTAAGAATACCATTAAAAAGTGAGGCTTGTTTAAGTCTTGCTGATGGTTCTGCTGTATGTGATCTGGACAAGTACGCTAGATTTGACGGTTTAACAATTCGCTCTCAACGTGGTTACGAGAATGGCGACGCTGTTTCATTTTATGAGGGACACGCTTTTGAAACTTTACCCTCGTCTTATACAGGTATTGCTGTTTGTCTGCGTGCGCGTGGGCATGTTTCTTTCCCACAACCTTTTCTTGAAGTTAAATTCTCACCTGCAAAAATTTTACAAGGTCATAACGTTTACGGTTTGGACAGTGTCCGCCTTGGTTTTACTGAATGTTTGCATGTTATTAGTCATACATGGTCTGGCTTATTTGGTGACTTAGATTTAAATAACGCTCATGTTTTGCAGTTAGATATTACCTATTCTGCGCGTTTCGATAGTCCTGCTTTAGTTCACCAAGCAAAGAAAGCCCTTGAAGATGCGGGGCAAGGTTCGGTAAGGCGTACTCGTTCTTATGATAGCTCTGTCTATTGGAATATGAACAGCTCTCATAGCGTAAAGAAAGTGTATGAGAAGGGCGCAGAAGTCGAGCGTGAATTCTTGAAGTACGAGAAAGAATTAAAAAAGTCGCCTAATTGTGAACGTATTAAGCGTGTTCATTCTGCATTGGATAGCGTCCGCGAATACGCAAAAAATTTGCTCCGTTTTGAAGCATCAATTAAAAAAAGATTTTTAGAAAAGTACGGTATACCGACAAACATTATAGATTTAATAAAGCGCGAAAAAATAGAAACCGATATTTATCAAAAGCTATGGAAAACTAGCTTCGATCCGATTTTTGACAGTTTGGAGGGCTTAACAATGCCAAGCGTAGACGAAAATAAAATATGCGAAAAAATAGATCATATTTATACAACACAATCAGCTAGCGGCAGAATTAACAGAAGAAAAGCAACTGCGGTTCGTTCGTTCTATTTTGAAGTAAAAGCAAGGGGTTTAGATGCGGTTAAGCAATCTATGGCTGAAAGCACTTTTTACGACAATCTTAATTGTTTAAAAAATATCGGCTTATCTCGCGCTTTTATTCAGTCGCTAGGAAGTGCAAACGCCAATGTTGTTCCTTTAGTTCGTTCAATCAGTATTAACTTTGAAGATCAATTCCCTGCTGACTACCAACCACCAAAGCTACAATTCTTAAACAACTATTATGACAATGTAAGGGCTATTTAATGATAAAACTTGAAGTTCTAAACGGCTACCATGAGTTGCAAACTCGCGAATTTTCAAAAGATGGCGTAACCAGTATTCGCTATTCTCAATTCTTTTATATCCATACTGGGGGCGCATTTCCAGAAAAAATTAGCGTCTCGTTAGAACGTCCTGATCAACTTTTACCTGTTGGTCAATATCAGCTTTTGCCAAGTGCTTTTAAGGTTGGCAATTATGACGCTTTAGAGCTTAAACGCTTTGAGCTTATCGATCATATTAAACCGATTAGTAAGGCTTAGTAATTATGTATATTTTGGCGTGTGCTGAACCGTTAACCGCTAGTTTTGAATGTCCGAGTGGCTGGGTTTCAACGGTTCACGCTGCGCCTTTCCAAATTGAACAACTATCTCCTGAGATAGCTATTCAATACTTTATGGGCGGCTTTTCGCTGCTCGTGGTTCCGCTAGCGGCAGTTTTTGCCGTTGGCTTTCTCATTAACTCTATAAAGAGGTTTTAATTATGGAAGCTGCTCTTACAGCTATCACGACTGCTGTGGATTTTTCCGCGGTGGTTACTGGTATCGGTACTATTGGCGCTGCCGTTGCAACAGTTTATGTCGCTTATCGTGGCATTAAAATGTTGCTTTCTGCTGTCCGCTCTTAATACCACTGGGCGGCTACGGTCGCCCTTTTTCTGGTGCTTACTATGTTAGATTTATATTATTTTTCTTTTTTTGTCTCCGGTATTTTTACGGCTTTTTTTCTTTTCTCTTATTTTAAGTAAGGGGTTTTTATGCGTTTTCTTTTATTAGCCCTCTTATTTTTCTTTTCTTCGGTTTCATGGTCGTCTGATCCTTATTATTGGGAGGTTTACAATCGTAATGGAAAAGGTTTAACTCATGCTGAAGCCATTGCTGATGCTATATCTAATGAAGGTTGGGTAGGTGCTGAACTTTTAAGTTGTTCGAGTGAGAATTCTTGTATTTATAGAATAAATCATAGGGAGGGTAATTTTTATATGAATTTAAATGTCTCTCGAAAATCGTGCTCGTCTGGTCGTGTTTTCAATCCTTCTACTCGTGAATGTTCTGTACCAGAGCCAGAGCCAGAGCCAGAGCCAGAACCTGAACCAGAACCAGAGTCTCAATGTCCTGATGGTTTCCCTTCGGGATATCTTTGTTACCCACCTTTTGAAGATCCAGAACAGTCTAATCCACCAAGTTGTGGTTTAGACGAGCAAGCAGTTAATGAGGGTACTGATGACATGTTCTGTGTCAAACCTGATCCAGAATACGATCCTAATGACGGAATGCCCGATCCTACCGATCCCGATAATCCGCGCCCTGAATTTCCTGATCCACAACCTGATCCTGAACAACCTGATCCTGAACAACCTGATCCTGAACAACCTGATCCTGAACAACCTGATCCCGAATTACCTGATCCTGAATTACCTGATAGCGAGGGCATAATTGCAGCTATTAAAGAACAAACTTATAAAATAAATCGTAATACTACTGATACAGCCAAAGCCGGTACTTTTTCAATTATTCAAAATGATAATAAAATTGCTAGGGATTTAAGCAATCAAATTAACTCCGAAACAGATGCTCTAATTGGTGCTATTGGTGACGGTTCGGGCGATATAGTTTCAGCTCTAGGTGATGTTAAATCAGCCATTGAAGGCTTAGAACCTTCTGGCGGTGGTGGTGATACAGAACAACCGCCTGTTGACTGTGGGGAGGGTAGCGAGTTATGCCCACCTGAAGAAGAAGAAGAAGAAATTACTGGTGGCGTTGGTGGCACTGTCGGCACTGTTTATTCCTCTTTTGGTGAAGTTAATCAAGCGTTTTTTGATCGTGTTCTCATGTCTGAATTCGGGCAAGCAGGGGCTAATCTTCCTCGAATGTTTGAGGGGTCGGGTACTTGTCCAATTTTTAAAATTGATTTTCCTGCACCGATAAGCGCAGTTATCCAAACAGATATACATTGCACAATATGGGCGCAGATAGCCGGAGTTATTACCGCTGTGATGATGGTTGTTTATAGTTTTCTGGGTTTCAGAATTTTATTTGAGGCTTAAAAATGAGTGACTTAGCAACAATTACCGTTAATGAAAGTTGTGATTTAACCGATTTAAGCTGCCATATGTCGGCTATCGGTGATTTTTTCACAAGTCTTGGGCTATGGGTTTATGAGTCTATTGTAATGGCTCTCGCTGATCTTATAGAGAGCATACCATTGCCTAGTTTTATAAATAACATGACAAGTTATTCTCTGCCCGATGTGGTCGCTTGGGCTGCCGAACCTTTTGCCTTAAGCACTGGCGTTACAATTATCGCTAGTGCTTACACGCTTCGCTTTATCATTCGCAGAATACCGGTGATCGGCTAATGATTAGTGCTTATACTGGCTTGCCAGGGCATGGCAAAAGCTATGGCGTTATAGAAAACGTCATTGTTCCGGCTTGTAAAGCCAAGCGTATTGTTTTCACTAATATTCCAACTAATAAAGAGCTTTTTCTAGATCGCTACGGAATGGCTCCAATTCATTTCGACATTAAAGATATACAAGAAAATCCTAATTGGTTCGATGAGGTATTTATTTCAGGCTCGCTTTTTGTGATAGATGAGTGCTGGCGGCTTTGGGCGGCTGGTACTAACGCTAACAAGCTACCCGAAAAGCATAAAGAATTTTTTGCAGAACATAGGCATTTAGTAGGGGAAGATGGGCGATCTACTGAAATAGTCTTAGTTACTCAAGACTTGGCGCAGATTGCTAGTTTTATGCGCTCCCTTGTCGAGTTTACCTACCGCGTTACCAAATTAAACAAGCTAGGCGCATCTAAGAGTTACCGTGTGGACGTCTACCAAGGCGCGGTAACTGGTCAAGCTCCACCACTTTCTAAGCGTGATAGAGAAATTTTAGGGCGTTTTAAGAAAGACATTTATGCGCTTTATAAGTCGCATACTAAGAGCGAACATGGCGCAGGTGATGAAACTACTGCCGACAATCGTTTTAACATTCTTAAGAGTTGGAAAGTAAAAGCCTTCTTTGTTTTTATTGCTGTCATGCTGTTTCTGGTTTGGCGTGGTTTGTCATCTGTAACGAGTGCT